ACATTGCCTCGGAGACATCAATGATGTCCGTAGCAGTTCCGTCAGGGTCATTTCTGACCGTGAAGGAAATCTCCGACAGCGACCCCAGGGGAATAAGTGAAGTAGGCTTCACATAACGAGAGAACGTCACAGTGTGACGGTCAAACTTCTGTGCATCCGCCTTCACACTATCCTTACTATGCCGTACTTTCGCACGGTATGTAACGGTAGTGTCATCCAAAAAGTATTCGGATGAATAACCGTCCTGGTTGATGAGAGGTAGTACTTTAGCAGTGCCACCTGACCCATCAAGAGTAATAGTGAGAGAGGTACCGAGCATAAGAGTAGTCCTTCCGTATTTTGACTCACCAGCGTATCCGTTGGATCGCTAGCGAGCCGAGTACGGATAGCCGAAACATGTCCAAAAAGGGCATGTTAGCACTAGGTATGGTCAGGCCAGTTCCTACAGTTCGTAGTTTCTGGCTGAACGTATACGCGCCGGTAACAGAGATCGAGCTTGAGACAGGCCCGGTCTCTGTATGACCCGCATAAGATCTATCCTGAATAAGTTGCCTCATGAGGCAAGCCTCATGGGGACTAGCAGGAATAGTATTGGAGTGTGTAAGTAACACATCCCCAAGGTTGGTAAACCATCCGACAAGCCATGTCCATGGAAGTATCTTCCACAGACCTGAGACCATCCCTTCAGGGGTGAGTCCCAGAACGACTTTGCGAAGGAATTTACCAGCATCTTGATGCGACAATTTCGAGAGAAAACTAGGGTCAGTTGGTTTCCACCTCACGGTGGCCCACATATCTTTGCGCACTTCCGTAGTCGCAAAGAGCTTAGTAGATCCAGCACTAACAGTAAAGAGCTGGAAATTACTATAGGCCTTAGTATCACTCGCAAGAGTGACGCGTTTGCGTAACCACTTTCCAGAATATAGGTTAAGAATATCGACCGCCCTACGTTGGACGTAATCGTTAGTCTTGCTTAATTTCTGGAAATCTTCGATGAGAGGAATCCAGCCGAATTGGACACCAAGGTAACCATTGGCCGCACCACGTGCGGACATGTGTGTACCAGGGTGGCCAAGGAAGCCTAAAAGATTCTTCAACATCTGGGGCAGATCGACAATGTCTTGTACTAGTTCAGGCCAGAAAAGTATCGGACGACTAGGATTAGTCCTAGCAATCAGAGACAATTCCCAGCCTGCGGGTATAGCGAGACTAGTTAAGTCATTAGAATCGCCAGATCCGAATAGTAACGCAACATTGTCAAGATCAGTGCGACGGATCAAACCAGTAGACCCCGATACGCCGCCCGTACCGACAATCGCCTCAGGTCTCTGTTCAGAGACCAAGGAGGTTGCTTGCACGGGACGACCTACCGAATCATCGCACGACGAAAGAAAAGTATTCGACGTGGGAGATGATACGACCGTTCCGACATTGTTCGTGGTACTAAGCGTACCATTTACAGTAAAGGAACGGGCTCGGTGTCTAGAGGTTCTAGCCATAGCACTCGCAACATACCTAACAGGGACCAATGATTGGAGACGCTAGTCCGGAGGATCCCA